TTTCGTCTGTTACGCTAATTTCTAATCCTGGGGATACGAGTGCCATGTTTTCATCCTTATAAGAATATAATGTTAGTATTTATAATGTGACTATGGATTTTGGTGGCTATAGATGCCTTTCGAAAGGTTTGCTTATAAATAAACGTATGCAACGCCCATTATGTCCTACTTGTCATGGCAATCCTGTGGCAATAAATTACTATTCTAAAGGTAAAGTACGCTATAGAAAACAGTGCTCTAGTTGTGCTCGTCAAGGTAAACGAGGACGACAGGTTGCAGGTTGGCTACGTGCAGGATATAAAAAGAAATTGACTTGCGAACGCTGTGGATTCAAGGCGAAACACAAACAACAGATGTTTGTATTTTATGTTGACGGAAACTTAAAAAATAATAATTGGCTTAACTTAAAATCAGTTTGTGCTAACTGTAGAATAGAACTGCAAGAAACTGTTAATACTTGGGTAGAGAGTCCGCTTTCAACAGACCAGTAACTTTAGCATACAAATGTTCTACTGTACTGTTGTTAGGAATAACCTGATCAAACTCTGTTTGTAGCCACGCCCACTCACTTATGTGTACACCTTCATTAGCCAATGTTTGTATAGAACCAGCATCACCATCGCTTGCTAGTTTACCAGCATTATACCAGTTTGGTAGTGCTCCACGCTGTACCCACCATACTTCTCCGCCAGCTTCTTTAATTGCTTTTACTTCATTTGGGAAACGTACATCGCTAATTACAGTATCGTCTTTGCGACGTGCTAGTCTGTTTTCCAAACTAGCAATCCATATATCATCGTGGAAGCCCTGTCTGCAGACTTCTGTGCCCCAATACTGTAATACCCAACGTGGAGTTAGGTGCGGCATACGCAGTCTTTCTGCCCACCAACTATCTACTTGTTCACGCCATTTACGTGCTTCCGGGGTTATGCCTTCTAGTAGTTCTCTGTCCCACCCAAATACAGTTGCCACAGCATCTTTAAGTGCGCCAGCAAAACTATCACGTCTGTAACCGTGAAAGCCTACTAGATAGTTTGCTACTGTGTCTTTGCCACAGCCAATGAATCCACATATTCCTATAATCATAGAATTATTATAACATTGTATTGGGAGAAATTAAACGCCGTATTTGTTCTTTTTGCGTTGTACTACAGGACTTTGTTTGTTTACTAGCGGATGTTCGTGGCTACCTTTTGGTACCATTGTCTTACCTTTAATACCGTGCTGTTTCATTGCAGACTTTGCAATTTTTTCATCGGCGTCTGAATACATCCAAACATGAGCATTATCTTCAGCTGGCCCGTGTTTTGGTGTTTTAAGGTCTGGAGCACCTGCCATTGCTAATCCAACTCTGTAATGATCGTAATAATGTTCGTTACCTAGTTTAATAGCATGTGTACCAGCATGTTTCATGTTATCGGATATATGCCCTTTAACATGATCTTCTAATATAAACTCTTTAGCTCGCATTAGCCAATAACCCAAGTAAGTGGATAACTACCATCAACATAATCTTTAAGTTGTTGCTCCAATGAGGCCATTTCCTCCACAGCCTCTGCTTTAAGACTCGCACCATTTAGGGTTGTGCCGCCGTTTGGGCCAGCGATAGTAGCATATTTTTCACGTGCTTCACCAAGTATACGTTTAGCAAAACTATAAGCATACTCTTGTATCCACGGAAAAGCCTGATAGTCATTTAATAACATACTTTCTGGCTTGTAATTATAAATGTGTAATAACACATCTTCCATTTCACTTTCTTGTGGATTGGCACCTTGTGTAGGCATCTTGCGAATAATTGTTAACTTTCGCATAGTTTTGTTATAGTGGAAATTTAAATAACCACCAAACATCTTCATTGATTGCTTTTGATAATCAACAAATAGTTCGTAACTTAATAAACCACCAACACGACCTGCTACTAACATATAAGTGTTTAGGTAACCACTAGCAAATGGTTCAAACTGACTTGCTGTTGTACCTGTTACTGATCCAATACCGCGTCTGTAAGCGGCACGTACATCCATAACTGTATTAGGTAGAATGTACTCTTGTGTTTCTGGCTTCAGTTTTAAAAATGCGTAGGACTCTTCTTGGCTGTTGCTGGCACGTTGGCGATACTTTAATACTGCTTGATCAATAGCAAGATCATAATGATCAGTATCAAGTTCTACATCAACAATACCATCTGCTAAACGCAGTCTAATATAGTCTGTGATCTCGCCACGCTTTAACTGTACTGTTCCGTCAACCGGAGCAGTCGTTACGTCGCCAAAATTACCATCTGGGTCGTATTTGATATGTCCGCTACCTGTGCCTGTTGCGGCATCGTAGAGGCTATCAGTAACTATAGTTCCGTTTGCGTAAAAATTAGTGAGGTCTTGTTCAGCCATATCGGTATCCTTATATTGTATTTAGCAGGATACCTAGACTGTTAAAGAGCTTTAAGTAGCAGTATGTCGTTGTTAATGCGACCGTTAGCAGGGATACTTGTGGCCTTAATATCGTCTAAAAACTTGCGTAACTGTACTTTGCCCGCTTTCATAAACTCCATTAGTTTTTGGTCTGGTTTACGGAGCGTTTTCCCTATACTTTTGGCACTATCGTAACCTAAAATGCTAGTTCCTTTAACGTTTAGGGGGCCAGTTAAGTTATCGCTGACATACTTAAATAACTTGCGTGTTTTTGTATTATAAACCCACAGTTCTTCAGCACCTATAATATCAACAGGGTTAATACTTACAAGTTTAAGATTATTATCTTCCTTCATATACTTTAACTTGCTGACCTGTTTTTCTTTGTTAGGCGCACGTTTTACTCGTGCCTTTTTAGTCTGCTTCTTAACTTGTCTGTATGCTTCTATTGCTTCATAGAACTTGTCAAAGAACGCATAGAAACGTTTATAGTCTGCGACTTTTAAATGTCTATACGCATCTCGCAAATCTTCGTCGTCTGTGTTCTGTGATTCTTTGAGTTCGTCGACAAACGAGTTAGCATACTCTTCGTACTTGCTTAACTGCGCCTGTGGTATGTTATTTGCTTTGAAGTATTCAAACGCTTTAGGATCTACTTTGTTACCTCTAATAAGTTCGTCAACTAGTCCTTCAAAGTGTCCAAGGTGCTCGTTTGTTTTTTCTTGTAGTCTGTCCTGAATAGTTTTTACCAGTGCAGGTTGTGTTGTTTTTTTGTTTTTAACAGGAGTCTCGTCTTCATAATCGCCCGAGTCTACAATACTACAAACCTGCTTGATTGTGTTTTTAACATAGGCTAGTCGTTTGCCCTGTAATGGCATACCTGCATTGAATGCCATAACTAAACTGCAAGCGGTCATTGGTAACATTCTATCCGGACTACGCACAAAATCACTTACGTCCTGTTTACTATATTCGTTATCCTGCATCCAAGCGACTACGTATTTCTTAACATCTTTTGGACCGTAGTGATAGTTATAATAGTTAAGACTTTTGTGCAAATGGCCATTAAACTCTGCTTCGTCCATTTGTAATGCACGCTCAGTATCCCAAGTTGGCTCGGGCCCGGTATACTTTTCATCTGCCAAATATACTCGTTTACCACCAGATTTTTTACGTGTCTTAACAGCCATTGTCGCTCCTTGATTTAACTAGCATAGGATTATTATACGCTCATTTACTATATATGTCAAGCCCTAGTAAAATCAACAACTTAGCATAGGTTTAAAATACCGCTAAATACTAGATACTATAGGATTTTATTGTGCCACGGTTATCACTCTGGAAAGACGGAAAACACTCAAACGACTACAAATTTATGGATCGTGTTATTAGCGAAACATTTACTGTTGGCGGCACGGGCATCAATGTACACAAATATCTTGGCACTCATGATCAAAATACTACTAAAGTTACAAATGCTAACCAATCGTCTACTAGTGCTGTATTAGAATTTGCTAGTACGTCAGACATACTTTTGAATATGCTTGTTGCTGGCGACGGTATAGCCAATGGTACCAAAGTAATTGCTAAAAACGCTACATCAGTAACCTTAAACAATGCTACCACATCGGCTCTGCTATCTGGGGCGACTATAAAGTTTTATGAAAACCCAAGCGAGCCTAGTTATACAAATCAAAGTGCATTAAACATACAGGATTTATTCTTCTTAGAAAACAGAGATCGCAAATATGATACTAGCATTTATCCTATGCGTGGTATCTACACTGTGCAAGACACAACATTTGATCTAAGTCAATTTGGGCTATTTCTTCAAACAGGTACACTGTTTATGACTTTCCATATTAATGATATGGTTGAATCTCTTGGTCGTAAGTTAATGAACGGTGATGTGCTAGAGCTACAGCACCTTAAAGATTATTACCCGCTGGATAGTACATTACCAGTGGCACTAAAAAGATATTATGTTGTAAGTGATTGCCAAAATGCCGCAGAAGGTTTTAGTCAAACTTGGTGGCCACACTTATGGCGTGTTAAACTTAATCCGCTCACAGATAGTCAGGAATACAAAGATATTCTTGACAACATTATGGTTGATGCTCCTGACTATGATCCAACCAATGGTAACGTCAGTCTTGGTAGTACACTTAGTACTATTAGCACGTATCAAAATATTAATGATAAAATACTCGCCGAGGCAGAAAAAGAAGTACCATTAAGCGGTTATGATATAAGTCATCTTTATATCAAATCAACTACACCAGATGGCAAGTATCCAGGAGATCCAATTGGAGTTACCGCTGATGGTAATGTAACAGTAGACAGCAGTCAAGTTACTACAGACTACGCTATACTAAGCCCACAAGCAGTACCAGAAGGTTGGTTAACAGGAAATGGTCTTACTCCAAACGGTATGCCTGTTGCTGTTGGTATTGCATTTCCAACCAGCCCAGCAGTCGGGGATTATGCACTAAGAACAGATTACTTGCCTAATAGATTATTTAGATACGACGGGAGACGTTGGGTGAAAGTAGAAGATAACGTTAAGACTACACTAACTCCGGGACCAGATAATACAACACAACGTAGCGGTTTTGTAAATAACACTGAAACATACACAAACAATTCAGGCAACGTTAGTGTACGACAAAGTCTTAGTGATGCACTAAAAATTAAGGCAGATAATTAATGGCACAACAATTTTTCTACGACGGACAAATACGCAGATTCCTAGTTCAGTTTATGCGTATCTTAACAGGCTTCCAAGTTGAATTTGGTAAAAACGCCGACGGTGTGCGTACACTACAACAAGTACCAATTTATTACGGTGATCAAAGCAGACAAGCCGCAACTATATTACGTCAAAATTCAGAAAACGCATTAAATGCTGTTCCTGCTATGAGTGCATATATTAGTGCGCTCACATACGAACAGAATAGGATGCAAGATCCAACACACGTTGGTAGAATAAATCTTAGAGAAAGACATTTTGATGCCGAAACAGGCACCTATACTAATCAACACGGCGATAGCTACACAGTCGAAAGGTTAATGCCTGTTCCTTACAAGTTACAGATTAAACTAGATATATGGTCTAGTAATACCGAACAAAAAATGCAAATAATTGAACAGATTGCTACACTGTTTAATCCAAGTTTTGAAATACAGTCAACTGATAACTACGTTGACTGGACAAGTTTAACCTTTGTTCAGTTGACTGATGTTTCCTGGAGTTCAAGAACAGTTCCTATGGGAGCAGACGAAAGTATAGATATTGCTAGTCTAACGTTTGAGATGCCTATATGGATAACTAGTCCTGCTAAAGTCAAGCGTCTTGGAGTAATACAAAAATTTATTGCTAGTGTATATGATGAACAAGGTGAGTTTAGTGAGGATACTATATTAAGTAATCTCGTTGCTCGTGTTAAAGTTACCCCTATGGATTATGGTATCTATTATACCGGAAACCAACTTAAACTTGTTAAGCCACAAGAAGTTGTTAATGAAACAGGAGTTATAACAAAAGTTGCTCCTGCTAAGGAAACTTGGCAAGCACTTATTGAGGTATATGGTACACTAGTAACAGGTACAACAGAAATAAGATTAGAACTTGCTACAGGCAACGAGCTGATTGGACAGATCACATATCATCCAACAGACCCAACTATACTATTATTCACTCCAACAGAAGATACACTTCCGCTGAATACACTAACTGCTGTTACTGCTATTATCAATCCTATTAATGTTAAGGTTGATAGCAGTATACTAACACCTGCTACTGGTGCAAGATATTTGTTGACAGACAGCATTGGTGCAGATAGCAATGAAAATTATAGTGTGTGGGGAGAAGTTGTAGCAAATGCAAATGATATTATAGAATACGATGGCGCAAACTGGGTCGTTGTATTTGATTCAAGTAATAACACAGATACAGAGTATCTAACAAACACAAATACTGGTGTTCAATATCGCTGGACTGGTACTGACTGGGTCAAGAGCGTTGAAGGTTTATATCGAGGTGGTGAGTGGAGTCTGGCTATATAGGCTGTGGTGCTTTAATATACAGTAAACAAACACATAGATATCTTTTTTTACTACGCAATCATAAGCGTCATGCTGGTCATTGGGGTTTAGTTGGCGGGCGTGTAGAAGAAGGTGAGTCTCCGCATACTGCACTGTTACGAGAAATATCTGAAGAGATTGGTACTGTAACTGTTGAAAAAGTTATACCGTTAGAAAAGTTTACTAACGAAAAAAATCAATTTGAATACCACACTTATCTTGTTCCTGTAGATAGTGAGTTTGTTCCTACATTAAATGATGAGCATAGAGGGTATGCTTGGACAACGATCGCCGACCACCCGAAGCCTCTGCATCCGGGTGTGTGGCGAACATTTAGTTTTGAAGTAATACTAGATAAGATTAAAACGTTTGAGTCTATCGAAATAAATCACACTCTTGTACCATACCAAAATAACTAACTCTACGTAAGTTTGAAGCTACACGATATGGTAGTGGCATATAACCTTTGCCTGTTTCATTAACACAAACAAAGTCTACGAGTGGATACTTAGCAAAAACTTGACCCATTGCTTTACCCCAGAACACATCACTAGCGGCGCTGTCACCGGTTGGGTTGTAACCGTTGGTACCAGCATAGTAGTTCATGTTGTAACCAGGTGTGTCAATGCCATCAAATCCTAATAGATAAACTTTTGCGTGTCCATCAAATGCGGCTAGGTATGCGGCCATTGAACCTGCATCCCAACGTGGATTTTGTGGTACTAGGTGATACTTACCTGGGTGGTTTAAAATACTTTCAATGTTAGCATAGCAAACTGTTCCATCTGGGTAGCTTGTGGTTGCAATTTCTGCGGCAACTTTTGTACCTGTTACTACTAGGTAGTCGTACTTGAAATCTCTGTAGCCTGCATTACAACCGTAAATTTGTAATAAAGGATTTCTTCTAATTTTGTTTAAACCGCCATAGTCTCTGTCCCAAACACGTCTCGAAGGTCCATTACCAACAACCACTGCAATTTTACCAGAACGGTCGTTGCT